CAAATGATACAGGTAACACTTTAGCAGCAGGTTATAATCTGATGAACGGTAAAATTGAGTTTTATACTGGAACATTTGGCGAAGCGACTGCATCTTATGGTGGGTTGACAACCGAAACACATTCTGGTCAGTATAAAGAAAATGGTATCTGGCAAGCTGGCATGTGGTCAGGAAATAGACCCGCAATTGCTTTGAAAATGGCTAATCCAAATACAAGCGTATGGCAATCTGTACACAGAGCCGTTCTTTTATCATCAACAGAATACCAAGAACCATTCTCGAGTAGTTTTTTTACTGATGCTACATGGTTAGGTTATGGGGATAAAAGCGGTGCTGATACTAAACAGAATATCCGTGGTGCTGGTATTGGCGTAAAACAATCTGGATCAGACGTCAACAAAGATGAGTCTGGCGGTTTGTTTTCGGAAGCTTGGGTTATAGCGAGACATGGTGTTTACTTAGCTAGCGGTTATGCTTATGATTCTACGATTAGTGGACGCAGATATTTAGCACCTACTATTAGGCTCGGTACCACAAGAGTAAATAGTGGTGCTACTGAAAGCATTAAGCAAATGGCTTCAACAGCAACGATAACTGCTGGATACAAAATAGCTATGCAGTCGAAATATATTGACTTATGGGCTGGTGATTCCGGAGAAATAACTCTAAATGCACAACGTACAGATATAAATGGTGGCGGTGATTCCTC